GCTGCTTTGTAACATTCGTGCAACGCAATGTAATGCGCATCAATCTTTGTTGGATCAGGAGTTTGGCGAACGACTCGACGATTGATCTTTTTGCGTTTGATAGGTTTTCGTGTGTTCGCCATAAAATAAATTATCGCTTAACTATTAGAGAATACAGATCATCAACACGCTGTTCTAATCGATCAATCGAATCACGCAAACTTGAGCCACCATTAGGCTTAAGTTCTTGCAGGTAAGACTTAATAACCCAGCGTAGACCCAGTAATAAACTTGTTGAAATGGCGCATACGCCAACGGCTATACCAACCCATTCGTTCGCTGTCATTTCGCATTAAGACCATAATCAGCTTCTTTGGCTGAACTTGGGTCAATTGCTTTAGCAAGAGGTGCAATTAGCGCACCTGCAAGAATTGCTAATTCTGGTCGAATGTCTGCAACGATTGCCAATAGGACAGTAATACCAGAGGCTGCAACAGCTCTTAGATATGACTTAATTGCTGCTTTGTGTTTTTTGGATAGTTTCATTACTTGCCTCCTAGTAGTGGGATATTAAAGAATTCGCCTTTTTGATTTGGTTTGAAACTGATATGTATATGCTTATGATGGGAATTGATGCCTCTATATTTGCGCCACTTCCAACCTAGTAATGGCGATGCAATCTTGCCAACATGGATTATGTAACTAATTCGCTTGTCGTTTTTTGCAGCAACTCTGATTTGCTCTGCTAAGTAAATACTCATTTCAGGCTGATCGCATAATGTGGCATCAACATCGATAGCACAAACTTCACCAGTAGTAGGCAACGGGTTGTGATCGCTCTTAGTGTTTTGGTGCTTTTCGTTCCCAATCCAACCATCCGACTTTCGCGATCTATCGGCAAAACTGTCGTCAATCTGCTCACGCATTTGAACAGCTGCTTTAGATAGCCAAGCCTTGTTACTCATCTACTTGAACAGTTGATGCTGGTTGTGAAGCTAGATATGCCTGATATTCAGTATTTAATGGATCTGCTACAAATGAAATCTTAAATCCATTTTCAACATACCAATAAGTAATTTCGCCAGTTTTTTCATCAACTATTTGATTATATTTTCTTTTCATATTATAACTCCGCATCAAAGGCTATGAAAGCAGCCGCATTGTTCGTAAATAAATAACCAACATCTCCAGCAGTTCCACTTGCTTGAGAGCTGTTCAAAACCATTGAACCATTTACATTTGGTCTGCTAATAGTAAAATCGTTTAATCCATCACTACCGCTATTTCTTTCAAACATATAGTAGTCTGTGCCTGAAGTTACTACTAAAGATGGAGTTCCTCTCATCGTAGTTTTGAAATCAAATCCTGCAAACATAAAGCCTGAATTATAATAACCGCCTTGTGCAAAATAAAGATTAGTTCCAGTAACAACTCTGTAATAATATCTTTGGCAAGCGGCTAATTCGCCTTGAAATGTGCCACCTGCATAAACATAAGTTGTTGCGGTTGAGCCTAATTCTAATTTAACCTTAGATAAAGTTTTTGTTGCACCTGTTGCTGTAAATTCAACAGTTACATTTGCCAAGCCATCAGCAGTAAAACTTATTGGTGATGCAGCATAAGATGGTGGGGTTGCTCCAACATTATATATGCGACCTGTTGCTGTGCCTGAAAACGATAAAGTATAAGTTCCTGCTGGCACATTTGCTTGTTCTACAATTTGTTGCAAACCGCCACCGCTATTTATTGTAATAGATTGACCTGCTGGCGCACTTGTATAGGTCAAAGTAGTGTTAGTAAAATTAGATTTCCAGCGATCAAATCCGTATGAACCTGATGCTAAATTGGCAGCAGATACATAAGCTCTTTGGTTTATAGCAAAATTACCATTGATGATTAAATTGTCATTGACTGGTAGTGAAGGTGTAGCAAAAACAAAATCTAAATCGCTGTTTGAATTTTTTGACAAAAACTGACCAGTCGTTCCACCTTTAAGATCGACTAATGAAGTATCGATATTGCCTGCAAGTGTTCGTATTGCAGCAGCACCATCTTTAACAAGATCGGTGTCGGCTGGTGTTGTCCAGCCAAAGTTAGTAGTAGTTGGCATATTGTCCTATTCTTAGGATACGATTGTAGCGTATTCCCATGTCAAAGTTGGGCTTAAAGTGTTCCATGCCTCTGTAATTGGCGTGGTATTCCAACGCATCGCCACTTGGCTATAAGCCACAGGCGACAAATTTATTGTTAGGAATAATTCGTTAAACCTAGTGCTCCATGACCAACCTTCAACATATCCTTCAAACTCACCTAATGAAATCTGTGGCGGTAGGTTCTGAATGTTTAGAGGTTGCCCCATGAATACACCAAGCAGATTATCTCGATCACTATTGTCAATCTCTGGATTTGTGATTGGGAATGTAATGCTCTGGAATGCTGGTTGTGGGAATGCTCGTTGAGCAATATATCGATCTGCCACAGCTTGAGCATCCACAGCTGAGTGAAGAACTGTATTTAGGCTTTCGGCTTTATAGCCATAAGTCGCAATTGATGTTGCAGATGTTGCAGTTTTCTGTGAGCCAAAATTATTGCCATAATTGATATACACATCATTGCGAATATCACCTGATCGAGTAATTGTGCTAAGTCCTTGACTTAATGCGTGTCTAGCATCAAGATCAACATAACCATTTGCTAAAAGATAAGTTTGTCTGTGATCCGCATCGGCATACCCAATATCGCCATTATTGGTTTCATACAAATAACCAAATGCTGAGTTAGCGATAAGACTTGCAATGTTGTAAATGGTATCTGTTGCAGCTGCTCTGTTTTCCATTGTGTATAAGCCAGGAGTGTCAATCTCGCCAAGTCCTAGATTTAGCGCATTAGCCCATGTTTCTGTTGCATCGTATCCTGCCCAAGTTGTAGCTGCTGGCACATCATTCCAAGTGCCAAGCAATACGCTAGACAACAAATCATAGATTTGGTTGCCATCTTCATCTTGTGAGATTGTGCCTGAATACAATTCTTTTGCTAATTTGACAAGTGATCCCATTGCAAGGACTGAGTATTCAACGACACTTGCAATTCCTCCAGTTGCTCCAACGCTAACAGTAAGATCGGTTATATCCCCACCAAAGATATTTACATAAGTTCCTGCTGAATTCTTAACTTGCAAACTTAAACTATCATTAATGTCAAATGGCAAAGTTTGACCCGATAATGCCACGAAACTAATCTGAATGTAAGACGGATTTGGTTGCTGGTATATATCTGAACGACCAGCCTGATGCGCAATATCGCTTATTGCAATATCGGTGTAATCAACACCTGCGACAGTAAGTTTCCAATCTGGCGACCATGCAGTCATTATCCTGCTTTTTCTCTTATTGTCTGATAACTCAATGTAGGAGTTGATCTTGCTGCGCTGTCATTCAATGCTTTAGAAACAGCTCTTGCAGCACCTTCGGCATCTATTGCCGAAACATTAATTAAGATTTGTGGATTCTTTTGTAATGCAGTTGCTTGCTTTTCCAATACTCTGAACTCTGCCTGTAATTGATCTAGTTGCTTTTGAGCAGTTGATTTGCTAATGCCACCAGTTAAGGTCGCAAATGTTACATCTGTAATCTTGTCTTGAACTGCAACTAATTTATTTGCTAAATCTGTAAGGCTAGTTGCACCTGCTATTGCGCCAATACCTGCACCGCCACCGCCACCGCCTGTGCCACCACCACCTGCACCACCACCTGCACCGCCAGCAAATCCACCTGAAACACCACCTGCTGATGGAATGCCACTAAATCCTCCACCACCGCCACCACCACCAGCTGCACCACCTACTGTGCTAAGTTTTGCTATATCTGTGCCACCTCTAATAAGATTTAATCCATCAATAACTTTGTTAATCGCTCCAATAATAAAATTCAATACTGGTGTTATTGCTCCAACTACTGCACCGAAAGCATCAATAATTGCTGATGCTGCTTTAGCACCAACATCGAGTAAGAAACCAAATACTTTTTGAACTATTGGGAATACCACAGTTCTTAGGAGTTCTGCAAACTCAGCAAAGTTTTCTCTGTTGCGTTCAACTGCATCTCTTACAACATTGAAAGCATCTTTGAATTTATTGATAACAGGAACGCCATAAACAATAATAAATTCGACAAGTCGCTCAATAATTGGTAGCAATGCTGTTCCAACAGCTTCTTTTGCTTCATTAAAACCATTCTTTAATACATCAATGCGACCTTGAAAGGTTTGCGCATTACGGGCAGCAGCACCGCCAAATAGATCTGACAACTTTGTTTGGATTTCCTCAAATGACAATGTTGCAAGTTCGGCTTTAGATAATCCAAGCCCTAGTCTGCCAAGTGATGTTGTATTGCCATCTTGTGCTTTACCAAGAGCATTAGCAACTGTTTCTAAATCTTTACCAGAGCCTTTGCTCACATCTAAAGCAAGTGCTAATAATTCTTGAGCCCTACCTGTATCTTTTGTGCTTAAGGCTAATCTCTGCAATGCTGGTCTAAGTTCATCATCTGCAACGCCTGTGGCTAAAGATGTCTTGCTTATGTAATCCTCAGTAGCAGCAATCTGGGCATCGGTGGCACCTGTGGCAGCTCTCAAAGCACCTGCTAATCTAAGTTGTGCAGCTTCATCTTCAATAGCTGCTTTAACACCATCTACGCCAAGTTTGACTGCATAGGCAGCGGCAGCAGCAGCAGCGATTGCAAATGCAGCAGCAGCTTTCTTTCCAAACTCGCCAACCTTATTTCCAAATGTTTGGATTTCAGTATCTGCTTTATTTAATCCTTTTTGCAGATTGTCAATATCGGCAACAATTGAAAGGGTTAAGGCTCTATTGCTATTTGCTGCCACTAGACCACTCCTTTACAATGCTGCTAACAATTTCTTCAAACTCTTTAATTATTTCTGGTTGTGATGCTCTAACAGCTGGATAAATAAACCAACCTCTAGAACCAGGCCCTTTTGGCATCGGGCCACTCCATCTTGGAAACTGTGGGTAATTGCTAGATCCAAATTCTGCACCAGCACCAATACCTTTACGATTGCCTTTTGCATCGTTTCGAGTATTAAATTGAGTTGTTGCACCGCCTGAAAATCTTTGTGAAGCAAAACCAAATTTTAATTCACCTTGCAATGATGACTTTTTAACTTGCCCACCATCAGCAACTCTTTGTGCAACTTTGCCCCTTGATCTAGCAATGGCTCTAATTGCAGTTAATTGCTTGCCAACTAATTCCTGAATTTTTCTTTTGGCTTGTTCTTTTGCAGTATCATCCATGCTGCGAAAAACTCTTGAAATTTGATTGAGTTCTTTTTTAGAAAAGAAAATTGAGGGCTCTTTACTGACTGCCATGTCGAGCCTCCAATACCTCTATCGCTGTAAAAATGTCATCTGCATCGACCCATTCACTCATTGGTATATGAGTTGCTAATGCCAACTCAACCAATAATCTGTTTAGGCTTCCTACTGGGTGGCTTTTGGGTTTGCATCACCGACTATT